AGATCTTGGTCGACTCGATTGGCTTGGGCGCTGGTGTGGTTGACCGGCTGCGTGAACTGGGTTTGCCTGCTCGCGGGATCAATGTGTCAGAGTCCCCTGCCATGGGCCAGACGTACAGAAACCTAAAAGCTGAACTCTGGCACAAGGCCAAGGCATGGCTTGAGGCGCGTGACTGTCGGATGCCAAAAGATGAACAGTTGATCGCTGAACTGGCGACAGTGCGCTACTCATTCACGTCCAGCGGCAAGATCCAGATTGAGGGGAAAGATGAGATCAGGAAGCGCGGCCTGCCGTCCCCTGACCGGGCAGATGCGTTTTGTCTGACGTTCGCAAGTGACGCTGTTGTGGGGATGTATGGGTCGAGCATGTCTGGGAAGTGGTCGCAGCCATTGCGCAGGAACCTGCCGCGGGTTGCATAATTGGGGAATTCATAGGAGTATTTGAATGAAGATGACCAAAGCGCAAAAGAAGGTTGGCAAGGTGATGGGTGAGTACAAGTCTGGAACCCTGCACTCTGGCAAGGGCGGCAAGGTTGTGAAAAGCCCCAAGCAAGCCATTGCGATTGCCATGTCTGAGGCCAAGATGCCTATGCGCGGCTCACGCACTGCCACCAACATGAAGACTCGGGGGATGAAATGAAGGCCGGTTTGTACTCGAACATCGCGGCCAAGCGTGAGCGTATCGCCGCTGGCTCCAAAGAGAAGATGAGGAAACCCGGCTCGCCTGGCGCCCCCACTGCCAAAGCGTTTAAGCAGTCAGCCAAGACGGCAAAGAAGAAATGATCAAGCGCGGATCTGAGACATTCTCAGACTACAACTCCCCCAAGCGCACGCCAGGCCATAAGACCAAGAGTCATGCGGTGCTGGCACGGTCTGGGGACGAGGTCAAGCTCATCAGGTTTGGGCAGCAGGGGGCAACTGGTTCCCCTGACGGGTCCAAGAGGAATGAGGCATTCAAGGCCAGGCACGCGCAAAACATTGCCAAGGGCAAGATGAGCGCGGCCTACTGGGCAAACAAAGTGAAATGGTGAACGACTATGGCAACTAAAGACTATGAACGCGCAGCCGAGCAGATGATGAAGGGTGGCGGGGACAAGTGCCCCACGGCCACTCAAGACATTACGGTGAACCTCAAGAACCGTGGCAAGGCCATCAACTCTGCTGCCTACGGCCCAGAGAACCCGGCACTGCCCAATAAACAGTTTTGGATGCAAAAGGCCAAAGACTGGGAAATCAGCGAGAAGGATGCAAAGACAAGTCTTTGCGGTAACTGCTCCGCATTTAACCAAGAGAAATCGATGCTTGACTGCATCGCCAAGGGCATTGGTGACGAGGGTGACCCCTGGGCCATGATCGATGCCGGTGACCTTGGGTACTGCGAGATCTTTGACTTTAAGTGTGCCGCCAGCCGTACTTGTGACGCCTGGGTCGCTGGCAGCGAAGAGGGCGAAGATGAGGAAGAGGGCGAAGAATACAGCGGCAATGACATGGGGTCTGCCGGCATGGGTTCGTTGATCACGATTAATGTGGGTGGGAAGGACTGACATGGACAAGAACCGAGCAATGGGTGCAGGCGGGTTTAGACCCCCCAATGAGCAGCAGATGCAACTGCAAGAGTTGATGCGCAGCCTCAACCTTATGAACCGTCCACCTGACGTGATGATGGGCACCGGCAACGATCTGGGCTATGCCAGTTTGATGGGTCGCGGGATCAGGCCTCAGTCGCGGCCCATGATCGCTGGCTCGATGGGCACCCAGACTCCCATGGGCTTGCTTGAAATGTCCAGAGAATTCACGCCTACTGGCCCGGTTGATGAGGCCACACTCAGAAACCAGATGCCCATGATGGGCGGTTTACTGGGTGCTGACGTTTTCCAGAGTATGCAAGACCCATCACGTGGCGCGTCCATGTCGTACCAGCGCCCAGTTGGGCCTGGCATGGCAAGTGTTAGACAGACCAACCGTGTCGGCCAGGACGAGCAATTGCGGCGTGACCAGCAGATGCAGTACCTGATGCAGGTTGGCAAAAACATGGGCCTTGGCCTTTACGCTGACAGGGCTGACATGGGCGCAGGCATGGGGCCGATGAATTACGGCGTGCGGATGCAGGGCCAGTTTTGATCTCTCCCATCGCTGTTGCCACCGTCAAGGGCAAGTGCTTGCGGATGATGATGACGAGCGTGCGAGAGTACGCCAGCGAAGTGCCCATCTATTTGCGCGGACCTGAGTCAGTCATTGGCGCCCATGATGCCGATCACCAGATCTATGGTGAGGCATCCACGTTTGGCGAGTGCTACAACGAGGTGATTGACCGGGTCTTTGCTGACGGGTTTGACTCTGTCGTTGTGGCAAATGATGACATAGTGCTCACGCCCACAAGCTACCAGGTGCTCATGGATGACGTGGCGCTACTGAAGAAAGAATGCCCCAAGCTGGGCTGGGTGGCCGCCAGGTGTGATGCGTCCAGGGCCACACAAAACATCAGGTCCAACCCGTTTGGCGAGGAGCTGTACTACTTCAAGCACCCATGGGAAGAGCACATCATGCCCATGGAGTGCCCATCTCCCATCTTTGCCTGGATCTCGCGTGAGGCTTGGGAAGTGGCGAAATTTCCACCGCTGAACTGGTACTCTGATGACGTGCACTGCACTGATTTGCTGGCCGCCGGGTTTCAGCACTACCTGTCCCGGTCCTATGTCCACCACGTTGGCAGCCAGACAATTGGCCTTGATGGCAATAAATTGATACAGCAGGCCATGCCATGGATCAGAAAGAATCGACCCGAATATGCAAAGCAGTGGTTTGATACTCAACCTGGGTAGTGGCCGGGACCGGCGATCTGAGTGCGTCAACGCTGACATTTTGGAGCGTGCCAAGCCAGACTGGTTGGTTGACATTTCCAAACCACTCGCGGCCACCACGATTGACTGGTGCGGGGAACCGCTGGAGATTGGGCCTGGCACGTTCTCCAAGATCATCGCCATTGATGTCCTCGAGCACATCCCCGACCTTGTCGCGGCCATGACCAATTGCAGGGATCTGCTGGAGATGGGCGGCGAGATGCACATATCAGTACCCTATGACCTGAGTCTGGGTGCCTGGCAAGACCCTACGCACGTTCGCGCATTCAATCAGAACTCATGGGTTTATTACTGCGCCTGGGCCTGGTATCTTGGTTGGACGGGTTCGAGGTTCAACATGGAGCGCCTCGAGTACAAATTAAGCCCAGGCACAGACTTAGAATTGCCTCAAGAACAATTGCTGCGTACACCTCGGGCGGTTGAGTCCATGTATGTGGTTTTGAAGAAAGTCCCAATATGATCAAAGATCTGGAAATCAGCACCGACATTGCTGCCGCCGAGACGATGGATGACAGTGAGCTGCAAGGCATCATCACCTCTGACCTTGAGGACGCTGTCAGCTATATCGACTCCGACCTGAGTCCCATCAGGGCCAAGGGGACCGAGTACTACCGTGGAGACCCCTTTGGCAATGAGGAGGAGGGACGCTCCCAAGTTGTCGCTATGGAGGTGCGTGACACTGTCAGCGCCATGATGCCCAGTCTCATGCGGGTGTTTTTCAGCACTGAGAATACTGTCGAATTCTTACCTCGCGGCCCAGAAGACGAGAAGGGTGCCCAGCAGGCCACTGACTATGCGAACCTGATCTTCAACTCGGACAACAACGGGTTTATGACCACCTATGCCATCTTCAAGGATGCGCTGGTCAGGAAGTGTGGCATTGCCAAGTATTACTGGGAAGAGGAAGAGAAGGTCCGCATCGAGGAATATTCAGGCCTTGATGACCAGACCCTGCAAATCTTGTCCCAGGAAAATGACGAGGTCAAGATCGTTGTGTCGTACCCTGACCCGGCGATCTCTCAGGATCTCATTGACCAGGTCAACGCGCAGGCCATGGCCGCAGGCCAACCGGCGCCGCAAGTGCCCATGATCCATGACGTGCAGATCAAGCGCATTGTGAAAGATGGGCGCGTGCGCATCATGGCCGTGCCGCCCGAGGAGCTTGTGATTGATCGCCGGGCACGGTCCTTTGATGATGCTGCACTGATTGCTCACCGC